TGACCAGCTCTTCCAATTCCCTGATCCTTTGACCCACGACGATTTAATAGACGCATTGGCTTACATTGACCAACTAGCAAATGTGACTTACGACTACGAGTACGAAATAGACGACCACGACATTTTAGATATAGTGGCGGGATACTAATATGAGTGATGTTTACGAAGACGATCCAATTGTAATTCAAGCCTCTGTTGAGGATTGGGTCATTAGCAAATGCGAAGATTGGCGAGACTACTATGAATCAAACTATGAGGCGCGCTTTGAAGAATACTATCGGCTATGGCGTGGCCAGTGGGATCCTTCTGATAGTGAGCGCAAGTCTGAACGTAGCCGTATTATCTCTCCTGCTTTACAGCAAGCTGTTGAGTCCAATGTTGCAGAGCTTGAGGAAGCAACTTTTGGCAGAGGCAAGTGGTTCGATGTCTCGGATAATCTAGGCGATACCGAGCGTCAAGACGTTTTGTTTTTACGAAACAAACTCACCGAAGACTTTGAAGAGTCTATGGTTCGTAAGGCTGTTGCTGAATGTCTTATCAATGCCGCAGTTTTTGGTACAGGCATTGGCGAAATCGTTATTGAAGAAGTTAAAGAGATGGTTCCTGCCACTCAGCCAATTATGGATGGCGACCTTCAGGCTGTTGGAGTTAACATTCAAGATAAGGTGAAGGTAAAGCTTCGCCCCGTACTTCCGCAAAACTTTCTGATTGATCCCGTAGCAACTAGCGTTGATGAGGCGCTAGGTGTTTGTATTGATGAGTTTGTTAGCCGGCATCAAGTCGAGCTTCTTCAGGAGCAAGGCGTCTATCGTGATGAGTACGTTGGTCCAGCGGCGGCAGATACTGATCTTGAGCCAGATCAAGACATTACAATCTACAACGATGACAAGGTGCGTCTAACCAAATACTACGGCCTTGTTCCTCGTGAGCTACTTATCGACGCGCTTGACGATGATGATTTAGAAAACTCCGAAGAAGGTAAGTACGTTGAGGCTGTTATCGTTATTGCTAACGGCGGAATTCTTCTTAAGGCAGAAGCCAATCCTTATATGATGACTGATCGACCTGTCGTTGCGTTCCCATGGGATGTAGTGCCAGGGCGATTTTGGGGGAGGGGCGTCTGTGAAAAAGGCTATAACTCACAGAAAGCACTCGACACAGAACTAAGAGCCAGAATTGACGCGTTAAGTCTAACCATCCATCCAATGATGGCGCTAGATGCAACTAGACTTCCTAGGGGTGCTAAGCCAGAAGTGCGTCCCGGCAAGATGATTCTTACGAATGGCGATCCAAGAGAAGTGCTACAGCCATTTAACTTTGGTCAAGTTAGTCAGATTACGTTTGCACAAGCTGGCGCATTACAACAGATGGTTCAACAAGCTACTGGCGCAGTAGATTCAGCAGGCATTGCCGGAAGCGTAAACGGAGAGGCAACTGCCGCAGGTATTAGTATGTCACTAGGCGCGATCATTAAGCGCCACAAGCGAACACTGATTAACTTCCAACAGTCCTTCTTGATTCCGTTTGTTAAGAAGGCCGCATATAGGTACATGCAATTTGATCCGGAAACTTACCCCGTTGCAGATTACAAGTTTAACGCTAGCAGTACTCTGGGTATTATTGCTCGTGAGTACGAAGTTACTCAGCTAGTTCAGCTACTACAAACCATGGGTCAAGAGTCGCCACTGTACCCAACGCTGATCCAAAGCATTGTAGATAACATGAACTTATCTAATCGCGAAGAACTTATCGCGGCTATGTCTCAAGCTATGCAACCCAATCCGCAAGCACAACAAATGCAGATGGCTGTTCAACAAGCGCAGATGGAGTTCCAGCAGTCTCAGACGGCGGCACTCAATGCACAGGCGCAAGAATCTGCGGCTAGAGCAGGAAAGCTGGTTGCAGAAGCGCAAGCTGTGCCGGAAGAGCTTGAGATTGATAAGATCAATGCTATTACCCGTAACCTCAAGGAAGGCGATCAAGACGATAAAGAGTTTGAGCGCCGCATGAAGGTTGCGGAAGTATTACTGAAAGAACGTCAACTCCAAGGAAAAGAGAATGCTAACCAACAGAGAACTCGAAATGATTTTGAGCAGGTTCAACAACCAGCTAGAGCCCCTGCGCCGCCAAGTGCAGGAACTCCAAGCCAAGGTGGAGGCCTTAACCAATGAGCAAGAAGGACCCAAGACTAGCACGCGTAGGCGTAAGCGGGTACAACAAACCGAAGAAAACGCCCAGCCATCCCACTAAATCGCATGTTGTAGTTGCGAAAGATGGTGATAAGATCAAGACAATTCGATTTGGTCAGCAAGGTGTAAAAGGTGCAGGCAAAAATCCTAAGAGCGCAAAAGATAAAGCGCGAAAGAAAAGCTACTACGCCCGACACAATGCTCAAGACTCAAATCCCAGTAAACTATCTGCGCGTTATTGGTCGCATAAAGTCAAATGGTAATGGCTAAAGGCGTTAAGCATTACAAGCGCGATGGCACTGAGCACAAAGGTGGCGCACATAAAATGCCAGATGGATCACTTCATTCTGGCAGGTCTCATGGCAAAACGTCGGTAAAACTATTTCATTTTGATGATCTCTCACAGAGAGCAAAGGAAAAAGCAATGCCTGGTTATGGAATGAAAACAATGAAGCCTAAGAAGAAAAAGCCTGCACTGCCTAAGCGTGGTCAGCGCACAATGACTAATCGAAAGAAAAAGAAGTAGTCATGCCTAAGGCAAAGGCAAAGCCTAAAAAGAAAAGTACAATACCTGCGAACGTAAAGAATAAAGCTCTTTATTCGCGGGTAAAGTCTGAGGCCAAACGCAAGTTTGATGTCTACCCTAGTGCGTATGCTAATGCTTGGTTAGTTAAGACTTACAAAAAACGTGGCGGTACGTATGGCTAAGACAAAGAAAGGTCTTACTAAATGGTTTAATGAAGAGTGGGTTGACGTTAAGACTGGCAAGCCTTGCGGTCGTAAGTCTGCAAAAAAAAGTAAGCGCCCTTACCCTTCTTGCAGGCCAAAAGCAGTGGCGGCTAAGATGACTGCGGCAGAAAAACGATCATCAGCAAAGCGTAAAACTGGCCCAGCAAAAATTAAACATGCAGTAACGGCTTCTGGACGTAGAAGAAAAACTACAAGAAATGCCTGACATTTTTTAAAAATCGTGATACAAGGCACAAATCAACCAAAAGAGAATGAGATATGACGCCTGAGCTTGAGGAGTATTTTGATAACTACAATACGCTTTTTAATCATGTAGGTTATAAGCAACTTGTAGAAGAGCTAGCTAACAACGCAAAACAGTTGGCAGACATTCAAACTATCAAAGATCAGGAAGAATTTTTTTATCGCAAAGGGCAGGTTGCCGCTTTAGCCACAGTAGTCAACTTAGAATCGACGATTACTGCGGCGCGAGACCAAGCCGAGGCGGAAGCTCAGGATGAGCTAGATGTATAAAATATATGATTTCCGCTGTGATTGCGGTCGTATATTTGAAAAGATGGTACGCAGTGGAGAGACAATCAGTAGGTGCGATTGTGGCTTGACTGCTACTAAAATGCTGTCAGCGCCAAAGTGCGTACTCGACGGTTCAAGTGGAGACTTTCCGGGTCGTCACATGAAGTGGGTACGAGAACATGAAAAGGCTGGCAGAAAGAGCAACCTCCATAATGATTAAGGTCACGGAGTTTAATAATGTCTAGAGCAACAATCATTGATCTGCCCCCTGAAGAGGACAATGTAGGTCAGATTGAAAACGAAGAGCCAGAGGCTCAGCTTCCAACAGAGGATTCTGTAGAAGAAGTTGAACAACCCGAAGTAGAAGAAGTCGACAGCGATATACCCGAGAAGTACAGAGGTAAGTCTTTAAGGGATGTCGTTCAAATGCACCAAGAAGTTGAAAAGGTGATGAGTCGGCATTCTTCTGAAGTTGGCGAGCTTCGTAAGGTAGTGGATGAGTACATAGCGACTCAAACACCATCAGCACCTCAACAGAACAATGTTGAGCCTGATAGTGATATTGACTATTTTACAGATCCTCAAGCGGCAGTTAATCGTGCTATTGAGAATCACCCTAAGATTAGAGAGGCTGAGGAATACTCTACAAACTACAAAAGACAAACTGCTATTGCGGAGCTAAATAACAAGCACCCTGATATGCAAGATATATTGTCTGATGAAAAGTTTGCAGATTGGATCAAGTCTTCAAAGATTAGGACTCAGCTG